TTAGAAGCTTACCAACCCCTGGTTTATAACCAATTATGGTAAGGATACGCTTAGATGCGTAATTCAATACTTATATTTTCTCGAGATCAACCACAGATGTGGATGTCTCGAACTTATAAGAAAGAAGAACCGTACCTGTTGTAAACCACCCTTCTAAATTACGTATTTAGAATGGAAACCCGAATAAAATTCGGAGGATTCATAGGATGATTGAAACACCAATGGCTGATGCTACACCTTGACCTATCTGGGTCACCACCGGTTGTATTACCGGATGAACGATTGGTGTAATGGTAGTTGCAATACTTGATACAAGAGATGTTCAAACTCATGTAACAGAGCTTCCTATAAAGGAAGTTAAAGTATTGTAAGTGAGCCCAATATAACTTTTAATACTGACTAAAACAGGTGTAAATACACTTGGTAGTACAGAAATTAAAGAGTTATGAGCCCACAAACTGAAACCACCAATAGTATCTTTTAGTAATACTATTTCCCAAATGGCCTTAGTGTTCAGTAAATTTTGAGGATCATGGATTAGAGTACTGAAGAAGTCTCATGCCATGTTAAACGTACCTACTCAGAAGTACGAACATAACAGAGATAGCCAAGCAACTAAGTCACTTGGATCCGCTTGTACCACTAATACGCATAGATCGTTTCAGTGATTTACTGATAAGATCAGTAATCAAACACATGAAACACTTCATAACCATGAAAACATAGTTATAGTAGAAGTGACAAGTGAGTGATACCATGGTATCTTAATCCCTAAGAACCCAATTATCTTTCCAATCCCAAACAACCCCGAGATCGTAACAAGTCCTAATATACCTATTAGAACTTGAGAACCCAATAGTAAGAAGAGTACCTTCATAATGTAATTCTGTTTAAAGAATACTGAAGATATTCTCCCACCAAAGGATCTCAAACCTGACTTATGTAAGGTATGAGCTATCCCAGAAGAATGTTTTGAGGTTTTACTCAATAATTGTTTACTATTACGTAAAAAGAGTGTAAGGAATCTTATCATCTTTTTCTATGTAATGGGTTTTGGTTTACAGCCCGATCTGGTAGGCCAGTGACCTTTGACAATGTCATCTCTCATCTATGCCAAGCACGTAAAGCAGATGCTTCTTCAAGGAAAATAGAAGAAACAGAAGGTTTATACTTGGGCTTAGAAAAACGAGAGATTTGGTTCTTTGCTAGGATATCCTCAGATTCAAACCAGATATGCAACAAAGGTCGCATTGTCTGGAATATATCTTCTGGAGTAGAGAACGGAAGTTCTCATAATCATCCTGAGTAGAATTCCCTTAATCAGAGTATCTTCGGTGATTTTAAGAGAGAAGAGATTTGATCTCTTACTAATGTAACTTCATCATGAGCCTTTTTATAAGACTCAAGATAAAGGGATCTGTGGATCCGGGCTTCTTCCGTTGCCCAAGGTCCGACAGACGCTACATATGTCGATGCTGACATTTGAAGGAATTCTCACTTCAAGTCAGAAGACCTCTTATAATTATTTTGAAGATGCTTAATCACAGTATCAAAGAAGACTTTATAAACCTTAGCTTTTGGAACAAAATGTGACATTTTGAATTCAAAATAAGGTCTATCAAGAATAAAGGAACGAAATAGTAAATACATCTCGTTCGATGATTGAGGTAAGGTTAAACCTAATCTTAGTTTATGGGCAATAGAGTTGTTTTTAGTAATATCAACTTTATAACCATATCCTAAGAACCGAATTGCTTCATTAGGAGTTAGTGAATATTTATTCATAAAACCCCGTAATGAAGAGAAATTACGGTGGGCAGTTGATTGCTCAATGAAAGGTATTGGAGAAACATCAGTTCCTTCGATAACAGTTCGCTTTGCAAATTCAACACCTTTCCCCTCTTCAGAAATAATGGACTTAGCAAGTCCGACCTCAACACCAAGGGTCTTCAAGACTTTTAAATATCTTGAAGCTACTTGCCGGTTCCAAATGAGAATATCATCTCCTAGAACAGCATAAGCTGTAAAGAGAGTACCTCTTGGAACGACACCAGAGAACCAAGCGCAGTATTGAACAATGTAATGATGAGTTAAAGCTAACATAGCTCAACTTGATAACGCCCCCATAGGTTGCCCAACCGTATATCGAACAAAGACGGGGTGTGGTTTCTTGTAGATAAGAGACCGGTCCCCAAGTTCAGATAAAGACGGAGTTTTATATTTCCGGGCAACCATCAATTTCACCCAGTGAGTAGATAACTCGTCATTAAAGAGATGACTAAGTATATTACTTTGGAGTGAAATTGGGAGACGATCAGTGGCTGAGGATAGATCATAGGAGAATAATGGAACTGAACCAAAAGGGACTCTAGAAAGAGCCTTCTCTTGGTTGAAAGTACCATCCATAGGTAATTTTCTTAAAATACTGAAAATTACTTTATGCAATGGGTATAAAGCCCATTGAGTCCAGGGATCTACCATAGCAAATAATCTTACCTTTCCTGCACCTTCTTCTTTTATTGAAAGTTTTCCATTAAATCCAGATGATTCAACTGGTATTATATTGGATCACAAAGATAAAAGTGGAGAATGACCCGAGATTCTAGCTATACTTAAGAGAGTGTCGGATAGACCCTCTTTTGTAAGCGTATAATGTGTTCTCTTTAAAGAAAGAGAATGAGAGTTATACTCTCCCAAATTGGTCTTAACCTGCGGACCACTCGAATAGAGTGGGAACAGACGACCATATTCGGACAATGATTCAACGGATATCTCCGGGAATAACTTAGCAAAATCAGGTATATATTTATATATATCCGATATTCGAGAAGTTTGGGTGGAAGAGTCTGTAATAGTTGATAACTTTAGAACTCCTGGATAGTTTATATTTCTATACAAAGAGAACAAAGTTAATCAAACTCGTAAGACTCTTTTATCACCTCTTCGGATCAACTTACGTTGAAAGGAAGGGATGATACGAGGAAAACCTGATCGGTCCCTGGATATTCTACAACCAAGAGGACCAGTATCAGAAATTACATAACCTGCGCTTACCTGCTGTAATAGAACTTGACACGCCTTCATATATTTAACTACATAAGGACGACCGCCAGCCCTAAAAAGCCGGTTCAATTGTCGTAGGTATAGTACCATGATTCGGGCCCAGTTTGAAGTTCTTCTTCCCCCCATTGGTATAACACTATTTAATAGTATTTTTACCAATGGGCGACCTTCTTTTACAAAGATCAGAGCATTAATTTTATCTGCATCAAAGCGTAAACGTGAAATATGGAAGGATCGCAAGATTCTTTTATTTTTCATTAATTTAAAACTTTGTTTAGACTCGAATTTACGAGTTATGTAGACAAAATTAAACTTCGGTTTCCAACAAGTAAATTGTTGGGCCGCAGCTCCCCTAGTAAGGGAGGAAGTTTGTCAACTCCTTCCGGGTTAATGTAATTAGCATTTAAACTATTACATTGCCCGACGAAGAGAGGACCAAATACAGCAACAAGGTATAGTTGGGTAGGGTTCATCTCCCTAAGTTCCTAGAAAAGGACCCACTATACTACACAATACCTCTTAATCTGGGGCCGCCTGAGCATCTAAGTGACTCAGTACCTTACCTCAAGAGGATTTATATGGGGTTCGTTCAGGGTAACAAAGCCTGACTCGACGACCATGTAAATGAAGAACATAACATAGTTTATGTTGGTGCCGCTATAGTCATCATTCGTACTATAGTAGGATCAGTAATTCAAAACTTATATAAGTCCGGAATCACGGACGATTGATTGTAAATCAACCATTAAAGACCGACAGGT